GTTTCTATTGATGACGGCGCAGGGCCAATGGACAAAGACGGCAACCTAGTTCCAATTGTTCAATCAGATTACGAAGCAGAAATCGCACGACTACAAGCCGAATACGATTCGCAAGCATACGCAAGAGCAAGAGCAAAATCATATCCATCGTGGCAAGAACAAATGGACATGATGTACCACGATCAAACAGAAGGATCACGCACTTGGCTTGACGCTATTGAAGCGGTAAAGGAGGCACATCCTAAGTGAGTGAAGTCAAGACAGACAAACTTTCTCCCCGCATTTCTTCGGGAACCGTAACGCTTGGAACGTCAGGAGATACGTTTTCGATCCCATCAGGAGCGACTCTAGACATTGCATCGGGTGCGACTATTGCAAACAATGGAACTGCTTCTGGATTTGGAAAAGTATTGCAAGTTGTTCAGACAATAAAGACAAATACATTTAGCACTACTTCAAATTCGTTTGTTGAGGTCACTGGTTCTGGCGTTTCAATAACACCATCAAGCACTTCTAACAAAGTTTTATATATGCTTTCTTTTCATTATTCTGCAAATGGGGAGGCGGCGGGAGAAGAATTTGCAATTTATAAAAATGGTTCTTTGTTGTCAGGATACAGTGACGGAACAAAAACAAAAGGTGGTGTTGCTAGGTCAGCCACTGGAAGTGCGAATTATATATATTTAGATTCGCCGTCTACTACATCAGAAGTTACCTACGCATTGTATATCAAAGAAACTTCTACTTATACGGCATCTATAAACGCAGTATTAACAGCAGTAGCAATGGAGATAGGCGCATGAATCACCAAGCAATTTTTAACCTATATCCTAATGTTGTTACTGTTGATGACACTGCGGGAGCAATGGACAAAGACGGTAACCAAGTTGCTGTTGTCCAATCAGATTACGAAGCAGAAGTCGCACGATTGCAAGCAGAGCAAGACGCAACCCAATATCAACGTGATCGACAATCGGAGTACCCGCCAATCGGCGATCAACTAGATGCAATACTTAAACATTTAAATTACCGCAGAACACAAGGCGAAGATTTAGTTAAAGATTTAGATAACATTGTAGGTGCATGGCTAAACGTAAAATCAAGGTATCCTAAAAATGGCTCTAACTAAAGTTACAGGAGATATGACATCAGGCATTGCTGATGAGTCAGGTTTAACTTCAGTACAAACCTTTACTTCAAGTGGAACTTGGACTAAACCTTCTGGAATTACAAAAGTAATTGTTGAAGTTCAGGGAGCGGGTGGTGGAGGAGGTGGAGTAAAAAACGGAGGGACATCACAAGGCGGTGGAGGCGGTGGTTACGCTAGAAAATTAATTGACGTTTCATCTATACAAACTGCAACCATTACGGTTGGAGCAGGCGGTGTAGGTGGCTATGGTAGTGGGCCGGGAGGAACTGGAGGGGACAGTACTTGGGATGACGGATTAAACATTGTTACAGGTGGTGGTAGTTTAGGCGGGGCAAATCCTCCTAACGGGGGCCACGTTACTGCGCCGCTAGATAATGGAGGGACACATTCTGGAGGTGATTGGGGTGTAATTGGTGGAAGAACAAGTGGGAGTACTTCCTATGGCAAACAAGCAGGTGGTGGAAGTTTTTTTGCGCCAACGAATTGGAGTAGTGGGGCTTTAAACGATATAACTCCGGGTCGTGCTTTTGGGCAAGGAGGCGCTGGCACCAATCGATCTAGCACTACTGGCGGTGCGGGTGCGGGATTTGATGGCATTGTAATCGTAACGGAGTATAAATAATGAAATACGCAATTGTAAATAGTGGTATTGTAGATAACATAATTGAGTGGGATGGAAGTAGTGAATACCAAACAGACGGCACTTTAATCGAAGCGGATGCACACGCTTATATTGGAGGTGTTTATGCTGATGGTGCATTTGTTCCTAGACCGCCAGAACTAGAGCCAGAAAAAACCGAAGAACAAATTCAAGAAGAAGCAGACAGGGCTAGTGCTATTGCTAAACTTGAGGCTATTGGATTAACAGAATCAGAAATAAAAGCACTATCATCAGGAGTATAGTATGGCTTTAGAATCAGGAACGTATGTAAAAGATTTAGTTAGCACCAACCCTCCGGGGACTGATGCTATATCACAGGGAGATGATCATCTTCGCCTGATTAAATCTGTACTACAAAACTCATTTCCATCAAATAGTAATGCGCCTATTATTCCTGATGTATCAGGTAATGGGGGTAAGTATTTGCAGGTTAACAGTGGTGCTACCGCTACAGAATGGGGGACTATTCGTAATCGTGGATACATTAATAGATCGCAGTTTGATTATTCTAACGCCACAACAATACTTATTGGAGCAGGATCGTATGAGGTTGACAATGGCTCTGCCCCTGAAACTTTTTATTGGGATAGCCAATTAACATTTGTGTTGGGAAGTGGTGGTAGTAATGCCTCTAGTAGTGCTATAGGAACATCACAATGGCAATACATTTACATGGATGAGTCTGCTATTAGCGCATCCCCTTTGGTTGCCGCTTCATTCTTAAACTCTACGACTGCACCTACTTATAGCCACACTAAACATGGTTGGTATAACAGTAGTGATCGTTGCGTGTTTGCAGTTTATATAAATGCTTCTGGTGATATAGACCCATTTTATCATAACGGTTCTGACTTTGTTCAGTTTGCAGAAGACTACACAGAGTTTGATGTTAACCCTCCAACATTTAATTCTTGGGAACCTCTTGGCCCATTTGTTAGAACGCTTCCGATTGGAAAAGAAGCAGAGTTAACTTGGAATTTAAAATCTACTGGTGGTACTACTAACGCTGTAAGTTGGTCTTGGCGACCTTTTGGCTCTGCGTTAAGTGGTCATAAGTTAGGTATAACTGAAGCAGGTACTGGAGGTTTAGATGATGAACATATATCTGCTAACATTAGAACCTATCTTGGCACTGATAACAAACTAGATTACTATGCTAATAGTAGCGCAACTGGTCATCGGTTTACTGTTTATTCAAATGGTTTTTATATCCCCGGAGGAATGTAAGTGCCATTAGTACCCTTTGATAACGTAGGCTCTATAGGAATTATAAAGGATACACCTCCTTATAATCTTCCACAAGGTGCATGGTCTGACGGAAACAACGTAAGATTCCTTGATAACGGCGTAAAGAAAATCGCAGGTTACAAGGAAGTAATGGCTACTTGTCCGTTTGCTCCTTATTACATACATCCATACTTAACTACAGCAGGACTGTATTACTGGATAGCCTATGGTGCTACAGACATTGCAGTGTACACAGGCACTACATGGATTGATATTACACAACAATTAACTTTAACGCTTGACGGTGCGGTTAATCATAACTCAGGAAGTATTACAGTAGATACTGGAGCGGCATTAAGTGCTTTACCCGCCACAGGAACTCTTAGAATTGGTACTGATATTACTTCTGACCAAGACGTTAACTCTGGAAATAAATATGAAGAAGTAACATATTCTGCAAGAGATGTAGCAACTGGAGTAATTACATTATCTCCTAATAATTTAAACCATCATCCTGATAATGCTATTGTCTATCCTTCTGGAAGCACTTATACAGTTGACAAAGATTACGGCGCAAATACTTCTAGCCGTAGATGGACTGCTACTAACCTTAATGGTCTTGTAGTTGCTACTAACGGATTTGATGCGCCTCAAATGTGGCCTTTGTCTGGGGGCATACCTAGCACCGCTACGCCATTTAGAGAACTACAAAACTGGCCCACTGGAGCATCATGCAAATCTATTAGATCGTTTAGGACATTCCTTGTTGGCTTAAATTGGAGTAGGTCTAACCAAGAACCACGATTAGTAAAGTGGTCTACTGAGGCTTCATTTGGTGCCGCTCCTTCTACATGGGATGAGACTGATGCCACGCTAGATGCAGGTGAGTACGAATTATCTGATACGCCCGGTGATATTGTAGACGGATTACCATTAGGTGATTCATTTTTAATCTATAAAGAAGATTCTATTTACATTATGAACTATGTAGGAACCCCCTACATATTTTCATTTAAACTTCTTAGCCCTACTGTTGGCGCATTATCTAAAGAGGCTATCAAAGAGTTTGATGGCGGTCATTTCTTTATAGGCAACAGTGATTGCTATATCTGTAATGGTCAAACTGTAACCCCTTTATTGCCTAACAAAGTACGTAGAGCAATGTTTGAAGATTTGTCTGGAGATAACTATCAAAAATGTTTTGTTGCCGCAGACTATGTTCGTAATGAAATGCTTGCTTGCTTTCCTAGTTCTGGTAGCGATGTAGTTAATAAGGCTCTTATATGGAATTGGAAAGATAATACATTTTCATTTAGGGACTTACCAGATACTTCTTTTATTAACAATGGTATTATAGATATTACTGTTGGCGCTACATGGGATGCTAGTTCAGAGTATTGGGATGTTGGCACAGGAACATGGGGTGAACGAAACTACGATAACGTCAAAAAGAACTTAGTATTTTGTGATGTGTCTAATACTAAAATATTTCGTGATAGTTTTGGTAATACTAAAGACGGCACTAACATGACATCTTTTGTTGAGCGTACAGGTATTGACTTAAATGACCCGCAAGCAGTTAAGTTTGTATCTGCTGTGTATCCTCAGATTGAAGTTAGTGGTGACAACTCTGTAAACGTATACGTTGGCAGACAAATAAGTACAGAGCAAGGTATTACATGGGAAGGCCCAATACTATTTAATCCTAACACTCAGTCTAAAGTGTCGTGTCGTGTAAGCGGTAAATACTTTGGGATCAAAGTAGAGTCTACTACGGACATGGATTGGAAACTACATGGTGTAGCGTTTGAGGTACAGCAACGTGGTTTGAGAGGATTAAGAAGTTATGGCTAATGCTCCAGTTAAAAATATTAAGTCAGTAAACAGATGGACTCCTAACCCTGCCCCAGTAAACAATGATAACTTATCTGATTACTTGTTTAACGAATTAAACAGGTTATCTGATATTATTTTTAACCTTGATGTAATGCGATTAGAGCAAACTAACAGAGACCCCAAAGATACTACAATTAATTCTGATAGGGGTAAACCTAGAGATGGTGATATAAGATATGCGGATGGTACGAATTGGAATCCCGGTGGCGGTATTGGCATTTATGCTTACATTGGGGGTAGTTGGACTAAACTCTAATCTGTATGCAGACTACAAGTCTACATTCCTAATAGAAAGAGACAAGTACAGTACATTAAACTGGCTGTCAGATGAGACAAGCAATCACTGGCGTGATGTAGTTATAGAAAAGTTAAACGCTAACGGTGATACACACGCTGATGTAATGGCTAGAAGTTATGACTCTTCGTTCAAAGAGGTAAGCAGTGTTAATAGAGTTGCTTGGCGTGATCGTCTTAATAGGTTGCGTAATAAAAATCTGGCTCCTGTAATGTGGCTTATATCTGATGACAGTCCACAAGCGTACAAGCAGGGACTACAAAATCAGATAGACTATCAGAACCAAGTGGTAGACGCAGTAGATGATTTAGTTAGCCATTACGTTGTATGCCTTGAGTGCGATGAGTATTACTCAGCACAAGAAGTAAACGTACTAATACAGAACCTTAGAAACAAAGGTGTTAACAAACCTATTGGTGTACACCTAACCCCCGGAGTCAAGCCTGAATATTATGCTCAAGCAGACGTTATCTATTTGCAAACTGGTTTTAACCTGAGTGAGTCACAATTCAGAAAAAG